CTTCAACATTTGCTTGAAGCTGGTGAGGTTCAGGCCGGCATGAATGGCAGCGACTGCATCTGCCATGTGCTCTGCCTTGGACTCAGACACCTTGGTTTCTCCGCCTCGAACGTAGCGGGGCCAGTTGTTGTTGGGGTGCTGGGCCATTGCCCAGGTGATCATCTGCTCTTTGGTGGCGTTCTTGGTCAGTCCAGTAGCCAGCTTGACTTCAGTGGGCGTGAGCTCAAAAAAGGGAATGCTGTTGGCCCTGAGACTGCCAAGAACTCCGGCGACTACCCCGTAGGCTGCAGAAGCACGAGCGCTTTGCGATCCTTGTGGAACTTCCACAAAGACAGCATCAGCGTCTACTACTGAAACCATGGCGTACCGGTAGAGCCACTCTGCTGCAGCCAGATCCAGTGAGTTTTGCCTCACTTGTTTGCCTGTAGGCAAAACAGGTTGAGCAAGCGCCACTGATTCGATCTGCAGCGACTCACCGGTAAACGTGCCATGGGCAACACCCCAGTTCCGAAGACTGGGATCGAAGCCCACGACACGCAAAGGCCGGTCGAGCAGCATCAGTTCACCAGGGCAGTGCCCGTGACAGCTGCAGCGACTTCACCAGGAGCGTCAGCTTCGTCGATGGAAACCATGGCCTCGAAAGGCAGGTTCTCGAGCTCGCTGATGGCCAGGCGGATGCCGGTCTGGAAGGCGACACGGACTTCACCGGTCAAGACGGTCTGGGGACCGTCTTCGACCGAGAACTCGGTGCCTTCAGGCATGTCGACCATGTGGCGCAGCAAGGCGATCTTGCTGGCATGCCAGGCCGTCAGGTGACGGACGAAGGTGTCGATGTCGGTGATCTCCAGGAGTTCTTCCTGGGGTTGGGCGGGCTTGGCTTGATCCATGAGATCTTTCGTGAGGAAGGGAAACCCAGCTCTTTTGAAGAGAGCTGGTCAGGGCATCAGCCGAACAGGCTCTTGCTCTTGGGGGCGCCGGCTGCGGCTGCAGCACCGTTCAGGCGAGGAGCACCCGGCTTGCCAGCGGCTGCGGCACCCTTGGCACGGTTGCGGGTCACGCCCGTGTTCTTCTCGGCCCAGGTGTCGGCAAACGTGGCCGTCTCGGCTTGCGCACGGATCTCGGCGGTCGTCATGCGGTCCTTGGCACGGAACAGCTTGTCGATGACGTTCTCGTCACGGGTCTCGCCCGTGGCCTCGTAGGCGCCGGTCGCCTCGTTCTTCTTGGTCCTGTCCACCGTCTGCTTGACGATGCCGGCCAGGATCTGCTGGCCCAGCAGGTCCATGATCATGTTGACCTTGGTGGGCACTTCCTGCTTGGCTTCTGCGTTGTAGACGCCGACAACCTTCTCTTCGGTGTCCAGTTCGCTGATCTCCTTGCCCACGGTCAGCAGGGCCAGGCTGTTGGCCACGAGGTATCCCGGCAGGTAGATCTTCTCGCCGTCCTTCTCGTAGTAGTTCTTGGCGCCCTTGGCGGTGCCCGAGGACATCCACAGGGTTTCACGGTACTCCTGGCCGGAGCTGGTCTTGGCGCCCAGCACCAAGCCGAGGGCACCGCTGGCGGCGACGGTGACGTAGGCCAGGGTGATGTTCAGCATGTGCAGGCCGGTGTCCAGGACACGGCTGCCGCCGAGGGTGTCTTTCTCGTTGGCGATGGATTGGTCGGATGCGAGGTTCTTGAGCAAGCTCATGATGATTTCCTTGGAGAGGGGATTTGGGTGAAGGGAGGTAACTGTATTTCATATTCCCTGCTTGGAGAGTATCTCTAGCAGGGTTTATGAATCTCAGTCGTAGTACTGGTTCAGCCTGTCGATGACATGCTGCATGTTGTTGTCGATGTAGATCTCGTTGGCAGCCCAAAGGCCGAGAGGCCCGCGCATGCGCTCGTTGACCGTTTCCTTGGTCAGCCGAGTTTGGAACACGTACTTGAAACCCAGCGCTTCTTCTTCGGGTGTGATCACCAGAAGGGGATTCTTCATCTCCTTCAGGGCTTTGAGCGGCACCTTGCGGGCGCTCAACACCGTCGAGAAGTAACTCTCGATGCCGTTGCTCTTGAGCGAGCCCTTCACGGGAACAGAGGTCTCCATGACCATCTCGTTCTCGTTCAGCTTGTCGGCCACGTGAGCCAGGAAGATCACGTTCTTGGTGCTCTTGGCCACGTGCTGCTGCATCAGCACCTTGAAGTACTGGGCGAACTGGCCCCAGGCTTGCATGGTGTTGGCCGAGTTGAGCACGTACATCGACTCGTACATCTCCAGCAGGTACGTCAGCGTGTCGATGACGATGGTGTGGATCTCGGGCATCGTCTCCGCGACCTCGAAGGCCTCGTAGATCTGCATGGGATCCGTGACGGTGAGCTCTTTGAACTTGGAGCGAAATGGCAGCTTCTTGCCGGCTTCGCAGTTCAAATACATCACACCTTCGGGCTTCTGCAGTCCCATGAGGGACGCAGACTTGCCCACTGCCGACTTGCCGCCGATCAGGACGAGCTTGTCGTTGACTGTGGTTTGACTCATTGATGGTCTCGATGAAGTTGTAGTGACCAAAGAAAAAGCCACCCGAAGGTGGCTTTGCACGTGATCACCAAGTGCCCGGAGGGCACCTGTTTGATGTAGCTACTGAAACCAGAACACTACTCTGCGCTCATCCGCAGGAGTGGCTTTCTTCAGTGTGGCAGTCAGGGTGTAGATAAGGTCAGCGAGTCTCAGCTTCAGCACCTGGGCTTCTGGCCTGTGGTCTGTGCCGAGCTCGATGTACTTTTCCATCAGCTCTTGGACGGTGAGATAGTTGTCACCGAATCCCTCGGTGTTCCAGGTTTCTCTCAGAGCTTGCAGCTCTGGTGATGCGTCTTCTGGAAACCCCTTTGCCCAGCATGACCAGGGCAGAGAATCCCATACCCCATCGGTCAGCATGCTGTAGAGCAGCCGATCTTTGGGGCAAGGGATTTCTTCCATGGTTCGCAGCAAGCAACCCTTCTGGATCAGAGATTCTCTTTCCCGAAAGGTTGCAGCTGCCTCTGCTTGCCAGGCACCGGTTGGTGCCTTGGTTTCAACAAACAGATGGAGGTGGGTAGGAGTCAGGCCCATCATGTCCAATCCCGAGGGTTTGGTTGCAATGGCCGGACTATCGTTTTCTCTACCGTTTTGGGATACCCCTATGTTCTAGGGGTTAGCCCTTACTGCCTACTCCATCACGGAGTAGTCGAGCTTGCTCCAGCGCTCCCGCGCTTGATCAGCTCTCGGCCTGCTGTCGTCATGACCGTGGACAGAAGCTCAGCTTCGCTCAGCTTGTCTGCGATCTTGTCGTTCAGGGCAAAGACCTTGACTCGGATGTCATCGAAGCCAAAGCCAGCGTCCACCAGGATCCGAACGTAGCGGTGCAGCATGTTGTTGCGGTTGCCGTCACCGATGTTGTTCATGACCCAGCGCTCGAGCGCATCGAGGTTCTGCTGGCTGTCGAGCAGTGCCTTGCGCTCTTCGTTCTTGCTGGTCTTCGGAATGAAGGGCAGAACGTCCAGCACTTGGCCGTCTTGGTACTCGAAGTGCCCATCGTGGCTGAGCCACTTGCGAGCACGCTGGAACGTAGCCGTGTCCACATCGAAGGGCATCCAGTCCTTGATGTTGTTCATCAGCTCTCGGTAGTCCTTGGCGTCCAGCTTCAACTCGTAGTTGATGGGCAGGACGATGCGGAAGCGGTGCTCGGTGTCGGTGTGCCGCTTGGTCGTGTAGAGCAGGAACTTGTAGTCCTTGAGCAACAGCTTGGCGGTGCTGATGTTCACTCCACCGTCCACGTCGATCACCACGAGGTTGAAGCCGGGGATGGCGTTGTCCTCGTTGCGGTAGCCGTTGGTCAGGTGGTGCGTAGTCCAGTGCAGGCCTTGCTTCTGGGTCAGGATGTGCAGCTTGTCGAACGGAGCCAGCTCAGGCTTGTAGCCTTCGACGATGTCCGTGCTCCAAGCCACCACCATCTCGTCCAGGTTGGTGGGCTTGAGGGCCTCACCGCGCATGAACTCGATGCCGTCGCTGAACGACTTCTTGATGACGATGTTGTTCTTGTAGCCCCAGGCTGTAGCCAGGGTCATCATCTCAGCACGCTGTGCCGACGAGCCTTTGTAGAACGGGAGATCTTCGACCATGTCGGCTTGCGTCACTTCGCGGCCGATGTCTGCGATGTACTTGGCCAGCTTGACGTAGGGGCGGTCCCGCGTCAGCAACTGGTTGAAGGCTGCACCCGATTCTTCGGCCAACTTGATGGCGTAGTACAGATGCTGCTCGGTGACTTCAGGGCTGCCGTCGATGAAAGCGTAGGCACCTGCGAGCTTCAGGCTCTTGAAGTGACGGTGAGCCACTTCCTTCTTCTTGAGCTCGTCATGCACCGGCAGCTCACTGGCTCGCTTGCTGCACAGCAGTTCGTACTCGTTCAGCAGCAGAGAGGTGTCTTTGCTGATGGCCAGTTGCTTGTTGGCGTTGAGCACATCAGCCAGGCTCTCCAAATGGTCCGCGTAGTCTTGCAGGAACTGGTGAGAGTCCTGCTTGGTACGCATCTCGTAGAGCTGCTCGGGGGTGAGGTCGGTGCGCTTGTCCGTGCTGCGGTTGTAGGCGAAGAAGCAGCGGCGTGCGTAGCCCGTGTCGAGCAGCGAGTACAGCTGCTCTTCGGTCTTGCTGCCATCCAGCAGGCGCACAGGCTCACCGAACATCAGCAGGTTGGTGGGTGTGCTGCCGTGGATCTCTTCGGTGCGCTTGCTGTCTGAAGTGTTCTTGGTCAGCTTCTGCTTGACGCGGCCCACATCGTAGAGTTCCAGGAAAGCTGGAAAGACTTCCATGGAGCCCATCAGCGTTGAGCCGATCTCGTCGATCTCCAAGTTCACGCTGCCAGCGTCAGCCATCAGCAGCTTGTGGCGCATCTGTTTGACAGCAGGCGTGGTGGCTTCGCTGAAGTCAAACAACAGAGAGCCTTGATCCTCGAACTCCTTCTGCACTTTCAGCAGCTCGTCGTCCGGATCGGTGCCTTTGCGGGTGGCCCGCTTCAGGCTGATCTTGGGCATGTTCTGCTCGGCCAGCAGCGGGAAGGTCTCGTTGAGGAAGCGCTTGCGGAACAGATGCGCGACTTCCTGTTCGAGCATGCCGGTCGAGACGCCTTTGCCAGTGCCCGAGGGTGACAGGGCCAGGGTGTAGGAGTTGACCGGAATGGGGCCACGGTCATGCGTGGCCACGGTGGCCCGCATCATGGCGGCGATCTTGCACCAGTAGTAGGCGACGATCACTCGAAAGAACAGTGGGTTGCTGTTCTGGGTCTTGTTGCAGAGGATCTGCACCAGCTTTTCGGAAGCTGGGTGAAAGTCCATTTGGTCGAAAGGCTTCATAGAGTCTTCTCTCCGTAGATGTGGTTGGTCGGGATGTAGCTGAAGATTTTCTTGCAGTGGATGCAATAGATGAAGGCGTAGCAGTTCTTCTCGTCAGTCCACGCAGCTTTGTCTTGGTTGGCTTTGCCAAAAGGACTTTGTGTGTGTGCTCTATCGATACTGATTTGCTTGTGCCTGCACAGAAAGCGCTTGAACAGGCCTGCCATCACTGATCCATGAGCAGATCACCAGCAGCGATCAGTGCATCTTTTTGGGTACAGACAGGAAAAGCAGGGCAGTACTTGCAGGCAGTGACTTCGCCTGGCTTCTCCAGCACAACGCCTTTGCTGCCGTCTTCGACAAAGCGAAGCATGGCGTCGTGTTTGTTGTCGAAGTTCTTGGTGCTGCGGCCAGTCAGCTTCTCTGGGTTCTTGTAGTACTTGAACACCGGATCACTGCGCCACAGGTCTTCGTCTTCGCACAGCGGAATGTCAGCTTCGTCTGCATTCCAGTACTTCTCCATCAGTGCGAGCTTCTTGCTGATGAAGGCCTCGATCTCCTGCACAGACTTCAGAGCGAAGCTCTGCTTCTTGAAGGGATGCGAGGGGTAGTTGGGATCACTGCGAATCTTCGACCGCTGCCAGTCGGTGAAGATGAAGTGAATGTCCATCTCGTTCTGAGTGATCAGCTTCGGGTCCAGCCAGCGATAGATGGAACCTTGCAGTGCGTACTTGTTGTTGTTCACTTGGTTCTGGTAGGTCCAGACAGAGGTGGACTTGAAGTCCTGCACTCGACCTTCACCGATGAAGTCGAACTTGCCGCTGATGGTCCACTTGCCCAGCTTGCGGTGCAGTCGCTGCTCCAGGTAGACAGGGATGCTGTCAGGGTGGGCGACCAAAAAGTCATCGCTGGGGTTCACTGCGATGCGGTTCACGATCTTCTGGGGGTAGCCCAGAGCCAGCATGGCAGCTTGGTGGTTGGTCTTCCATGCCCGCTCGATGGCGTCATGGATGGCTGCGCCCATGCGGTTCTTCATCATGTCGGGCAGAGGCACTAGGCCTTGGCCCGGTGGCACTCGTGTTGCCAGAATGAGTTGCCGCAAGGGCTTGAGCAGCGTCGTCGCACTGATGGTGTGCGGATCGTCGTTGTAGTCGTAGTTGTCGGAAGCCAGGAACACTGCCAGAGCCAGAGGCACTTCAGCGGTGTGGGAGTAGCGGGTTGATTGCATGGTGGTGTGCTTGAGAGTTTTCAAAGAGCGCCAGGAAGGCGCATGTGTTGGCTCTGGCGGCTGGCTTACTTGATGAACGACTTGGAGAAGCCTTGAAGGTGCGGCTTCTGACGCAGAGCAAAGTAGTCGGCGTAGGCCTTGTTGAGGATCTGAAGAGAGCCTTCTTTCGGGTAGAGCACGATCCAGACAGGATGAACGTCAAAGACGCGAGCCATCCACTGCATGGCCTCTTCTGAAGTCTTGGCTTCCACCACAAAG